GGGATGGGGCCATATATGGCTTCCAACTTGCTTACAATATAATTGTATGCGCTGTATAGTCGCTTATCGTAGAGCTGGTTTGCATATGCGATCCAACTCACGTAAACGTCAGGACGAGGTGACTCGTTCCAAACGGTTCTGAAACGAACCGGAGTGACGTTTTCGCCTTTGAAGGCGTCAACGCCACAGGATTCCCTAAAGGATCCTTGGACACAACTCTTAGTGCGGTTGATTTTCAACCCAAACACTTCGAGGATGTTCATAGCGCTCACAGCGAAGGCTGTTGGGACTATGACGTCGTCACCATACACAAGGATACTCTCACGAGTATCCGCGTCAGGTGCGCTTGCAGTGAGAATAGCCCAGATAGTTAGCGCCATGATAGGAAAGCATAATGCTGACCCCATGGGCGCAAACTTTCGAAGCGTTAACTTCTCACCGTTTGGCAACACTGTAGAAACACTCCTAGATGCATCTAGAAACCGATGAAGGTGTTCTGGAAACAATAGGTGAACTAGACTAACAGAAACGCGATCCGAAGCCTCTTTGAGGTCAAGAGTCGCGTACTTACCATTGAGGGACCCGAGTAGGGCTCCACATTGGTTAGGGTTCTGATTAGTAAAGAAGACGTTATACCTCGTGAGAGGATGCGTCTCCACCAACTCATAAATGGCCTTGCGTAGTCCTTGTTGAATCCATTGAAAATCAACGGGTTCACAAGAGATTAAGCGAGGACCGCGAGAGTCCTTCGGCACAAGTAAAACTTGTGCCGAATGATCCGTATCTGTGACGAGTTTAAACTCGGCATAGGAATCACAAACGTGACCAGTAGATGCGCAGAAATACGCATCAAACGGGTAAACGTCTGTGATACGATGACTGACATTAGTCCACACAAACTTGGCTCCGAGGCGTTGCTTTGTAGCAACTACTCCAGGACCATGTCGTGGTGTTATGTCGTGTCCATCGAACAGTGCGAATACTTCATTCAGAAGTATGCGCGCTTCGCGGACAACCCGGAGTTGATTGGACTGTTCAATGTGCCACTGAGGGTCTTTAAGATCCCCTGTAGCCATTGGACGCCGTCTCGTCCGGTTGAACTCAGTTGACATCCCGTGCAAAACAGCAAGGGAAGTATCGACATGAATAAGATCATCCTCAGTTTTAATAAAACTGGAGATGACTTGTTGTGTTTGTGCTTCTGTATAGGGCAGTTCATACTTATAATATGAGTACAGAACTTGTCTTAATACGCTGACGCATTGTGTGTCAGGGCTAGGAAGGACCTCCCCACTCGGTTGGAAAACACGACTGAAGAACTCACCGAGAAATCTCGGAAGTTCAGAGCCAGACATGGTATCAAAACCATGAATTGCTCCTGTCAGCTTGTGTTCACCTGCAAGCGCCTGATCAAGGCACTTGCCCAAACGAGGAAGGGTTTTCGAAAGAAAACCCAACCCTTCCGAACGAACTCTATCTCTTACCTTTTGACGGGTAAGTCGTAGAGCTCGAGCGTTGAAGTAATCTCTACTCCAAGACACGTGAGCGTCGTAGAGTATGTGTTCGATGACTATATGTTCATCTAGGCTCTTATTGGGTACCATAAGGTAGTCCTCCTAGAGCAAGCCATCTAACACTATGATCTTATTGAGAACCCTACCGACAGATCGAATATTCGAAATGAACTCGGTAAGGCCTTTCAATCGCGATCCCTATACATGAGACTTACTAGGTAAGCTATACCGATTAAGGTTAAGCAAATCATAATAAAGTCCCACATAGGTAATAACGAGCGAAAGTTCAACTCGAAGAGACTAACCAGATCATCTGACTATTATGCCAGAAGAAACAGCTAGCCTAATGGTGCATGTCGTGATTAACGCCATGATACCCGTCGAGTCGCTAGAAGCAGCCACAAAGTCCATAAATGGACTTTGCGAACTCCTAGAAGAACGTGTTGCAATCTATAACGTAAAAATTATAGACCCCAACTCA